GAGGATACAAAGAATGTGGAAGAAAATCTGCAAGTGGATCAAAAAGAAAATACCCCAAATGCGTGCCTGCTGCAAAAGCAAGCCGAATGACAGAATCAGAAAAGCGTTCTGCTGTTGCAAGAAAGAGAGCAGCCGGTAATCCTGGAGGCAAACCAAATAATGTTAGCACCTTTACCAAGAGATACTATGGTGGTATGATAGACCTATAAAATTTTAAGGAGAAAATTATGGGAAAATCTAAAATAAAACAGTCTGCTCAATACGCTTACAAAGATAAAAAATTAAAAGGTAAGCCCGGTGCAGGCTCAATGTTTATACAATTAAAAAGTTTAAAAAGTCTTCTTGGACTTAAAAATGGAGGAGATACAATGTTACAGAATTCAAAAAAAGCTGACTTAGATAAGGATGGCAAATTATCTGGTTATGAGAAAAAAAGAGCAAAAGCCATCGAATCAAATATGAAACAAAAACCTATTAAAGCTGCTTTAGGTATTGCTACAATGGGATTACTTGGTGCTAAAATGTTAAGCGACAAAAAAAAGAAAAAAGCTATCAAAGCTGTTTCACCAGTTGCAATGTTAGCTGATGTTATTAGACCTGAGGATAAAAAAAATCAAACAACAGGACCTATACTTATGCCTGGGGATAAAAAAAATCAACAACAGCCACAAACAACAGGACAACAACAAGCTAGCAAAGGTAAAATGATGAAAGCTTACAAAGGTGATATGGCTAAAGGTTATGGCGCAGCTAGAACTCAAGGTCAAGGTCTTCAAGATGAAAACTTAATACCAGGAAAGTCTTTAGATTATTATAAAGATATAATGTAATGAATTATGGCTACATCAGGAACTACATCATTCGATCTTCAGATCGATGACATTATTGAAGAAGCATACGAAAGATGTGGTATGCGGACTAATAGTGGTAATGACTTACGTAGCGCAAGAAGAAGTTTAAATCTTTTATTTTCAGAATGGGGTAACAGAGGTATACACCTTTGGAAAGTTAAACTTAATGAAAAAGCATTAGTAGCAGGTACTGCTACATACACTGTAGCTACAGATGTCAACGATGTTCTTGAAGCATATATCTCAACAACAAATGCAGCAGGAAATACATCATCAACAAATGATATTGCATTAACAAAAATTGATAGATCTGCTTATGCTGCACTTCCTAATAAACTTGCAACAGGTCAACCTTCACAATATTATGTTGATAGACAAACAACACCAACTATAAGTTTATATGTTGCACCCGATGCATCTACTTATACAACATTAAAATTTTATACAATAAATAGAATTGAAGATGCAGGTGGATTTACAAAAACAGCTGATGTTGCATATAGATTTTTACCTTGTATGTGTTCTGGTCTTGCATATTATTTATCACAAAAAAGAGCACCAGATAGAATACAATTATTAAAACAATTATATGAGGATGAATTAATTAGAGCATTAAACGAAGATGGTTCAAGAACTTCAGTTTATATTTCTCCTCAGTCATACTTTCCTGGAGGTTCGTAATGAGTTACGCATCAGGTAGAAGAAGTAAAGCAATATCAGATAGATCTGGACAAGCATTTCCTTATAAAGAAATGGTTAAGGAGTGGACAGGTGCATTAGTTCATATATCAGAGTATGAACCTAAACATCCTCAACTAGATCCACCTTATCATAAAGCTGATCCTGTAGCTTTACAAAATACAAGGTCAATGGATTTTCAACAACCAACTTTAGTCAATGGTGTAATAGCCTCAACAGGAGGTCAAGGTATGATGACTGCTAATTTAACTTTACCAGGGGACTTTGCTTTTGGGACACAGTCAATTCAAGTTACATCAAATGGAATTACTACTTCTCAATCAAGTATGTTTCCAGAAGATCCATCATTACAAAATAGAAGAAGACAAGTATCAATGCAAATTAATTCAGTAACCGTGAGTATTACATAATGGCTATAACATATTCAGATTTTTTAACACAAGTGAGAAACTTTACTGAAGTAGATAGTAATGTTTTAAGTGATACAATTATTGGACAATTTATAAGAAATGTAGAATTAGATGTTGCAGGTAAAGTTGATTATGATGACACTAGAAAATATGCAACTTCATCATTTACTGCCAACAAAAGATATTTAGTTACCCCTGCAGATTTTTTAATTATTAGATCATTACAAGTGTTTAGTACTACTGATCAAACAGGAGATAGAACTTTTATGGAAAAAAGAGATACTAGTTTTATAACAGAATATAATGGAAGTGGTGCTACAGGATTACCAAAATATTATGCTAACTGGGATGAAACGTCTATTGTTGTTGCGCCCACACCAGACCAAGCGTACGCTGTACAATTAAACTATATTATTTCACCACCAAGTTTTACTTCTTCTAACAATACTTATTTATCTGAATATCAACAAGGAATGCTTTTAGACGGAGTTTTAACTGAAGCTTATGCCTTTTTAAAAGGACCTATGGATATGTACAATCTATATAAAAGTAAGTATACTGAAGGAGTACAGAATTTTGCTCTCCAACAAATGGGGAGAAGAAGACGAGCAGAATACGATGATGGGGTACCTAGAGTTCAAGTACCTTCACCATCACCATAAAAAATTAAAGGAGAACTATTATGGCTATAACAACTAACGCAATTTGTAATTCTTTTAAAAAAGAATTACTTCAAGGAAAACACGATTTTGATACATCATCTGATACATATAAATTAGCGATGTATACATCATCAGCAACTTTAGGTGCTTCAACAGAAAACTATGCAACAAACCCAGGTGGTGGATCTAATACTGAAGTTACTTCTTCAGGATACACTGCAGGTGGTAAAGCACTTGTTAATCAAGGAGTAAAAGTATCTTCAGCAATAGCAATTACTGACTTTGCTGATCTATCTTTTACAGGAGTAACATTAACAGCTAGAGGAGCTTTAATTTATAATACAACAACTGACGGTGGTTCAGGTACTACTGATGCTGTTTGTGTTTTAGATTTTGGTGGAGATAAAACTGCAACTGCAGGAACATTTACAATTCAGTTCCCTGCATTTACAACATCTGCTGCAATATTAAGATTAACATAAGGAAAGTAAATGGCACTTGTTGTTAATGATAGAGTAAAAGAAACTAGTTCAACTACTGGCACAGGTACTTTAAACCTTGCTGGAGCGGTACAGGATTTTGAAGGATTCGTTGCAGGTATTGGTAATAGTAATACAACTTACTACGCAATTGTAAATACAGGCACGGGTGAATTTGAAGTTGGTCTTGGAACTGTAACAGATGCTGCAACAGATACTTTATCAAGAGACACAATTATATCATCATCAAATAGTGATGCTGCAGTAAATTTTTCAGCAGGCACTAAAGATGTATTTTGTACTCTTCCCGCTGCTAAATCTGTAATTAAAGATGCTAGCGATAACACTAATTTTGCTGATGATGAAAAAATACAATTAGGAACTGGAAACGATATTCAGCTATTTCACGATGGTTCTAATTCTTATTTTGACGGAGGAGATGTAGGAGCCTTTTATATAAGAGGAGGTTCTTCAGGACAAGGCCCTTTACAACTTACAGATTCTGCAGGTGGAAATAGATTTTTAGCTGGTAATCAAGGAGGAGCTACTGAAATTTACCACAACGCAACAAATGCCAAAAAATTAGAAACAATAGCAACAGGTATACAAACAACAGGTACTTTAAATGTAAATGGAGCTTACACGCTTCCAACCTCAGATGGATCAGCTGACCAAGTTCTTAAAACTGATGGTAGTGGTTCAGTAACTTTTGGTTCTGTGGGAGGAGCAACTACGGCTTTTGTTATGGCAATGGGAATGGTATTATAAAATTATGGCACAAAGTTTCACAAGACAGTTTAGTAGAAATATCGGAACATCAGATACAAGAATTTTAACTACAACATCAACAGATGCTGTGATTGGGATTAGATTATCGAATACAACAACTTCAACAATCAATGTTGATTTTAGTATTGTAAACGGTGGTTCTAGATTTTATTTAATCAAAAATGCGCCAATAGTAAGTGGTGGATCACTTGAATTAATTGACGGGGGATCAAAATTTATTGTAGAAAACAATGATTTCTTAGAAGCTAAATCAGACACTGCTTCTAGTTTAGATTGTTGGCTATCATATATCGCACAAGTAGGAACGTAAGGAGAATCATGGCTTATTTAGGAAACGCTCCAAAACAAAATTTAAATACCATGAACTCTCAACAGTTCAGTGGTGATGGATCTACGGTCAATTTTACATTAAGTCAAAGTGTTTCAAATACTGCAGAAGCAGAAGTTTATGTTGGAAACGTGAGACAAGATCCATTTTCAGCTTACTCAATATCAGGTGGTACAACTCTAGCATTCACAGAAGCTCCACCATCAGGTACAGCAAACATCTATGTAGTGTTCCAAGGTAAGTCAGTCGGTAATGTTGAACCAGGAGCAAACAGTATTCAAGCAGGAATGATCTCTGCAATCAACGGTGGATATAAAAATCTAGCAACAGTTTCAGAATCAATTACAGTTGCTGCAACGGACAACATGATGTTATGCGGTCCAGTATCATTTACATCAACAGTCACAGTGAATGGAACATTAACGGTAGTATAATATGGCAACATTATTTGTAGATAAAGTAGACCCACAATCAGGAACTAGTTTAGAGATAGGTAGTTCTGGAGATACTATTACTATTCCATCTGGAGCAACAATAACTAATTCTGGAACAGCTACAGGTTTTGGTGGAACTACAGCTCCTTATGTTTCTGTGTATAGAAATGGCGATCAAACTATAAGTGATGCTACTTGGACTAAAATACAATTTAATGTTGAAAATGTAGATAGTGCAGGAGCTTTTGATTCTTCGACAAATTATAGATACACTCCACAAACATCTGGATACTATTTTGTATCTTTAAATGTTGGAATAGGTACTACAGCAGACAATTCTATCGATAGTGTTAGAGGTAAAATATATAAAAATGGATCTGAAATAACTGGAGCTATAGCATCAAGAAATTGGGATACAGCTGGAATAAATTATAATGATCAAGTAAATACAAGTGTAATAGTTACAATGAATGGTTCAAGTGATTACATTGAAGGTTTTTTATACATAGATGTTACAAGTGGAACACCAAGAGTTGAAAGCCAACAAGCATCAATGCACATATTTAAAATGACGGAATAATTATGGGAACAATTAAAACAACAAATATAGAACCAATCGCGAACAACGGCACAGTAACCTTGGGTAGTTCTGGGGATACGTTTACTCTAGGTTCAGGTGTTGTGCAAAGTAATTTAAACTATCCAGCTTTTGCAGTTAATTTAAATGCAGAACAATCTATTAGTTCATCAAGTTTTACTAAAGTAAATTTTGATACAGAAATTTTTGATACAGCTGGTGCTTATGATAACTCTACTAATTACAGATTTACAGTTCCTAGTGGTCAAGCTGGAAAATATAAATTTTATTTTGATTTATCAGCTAAATCTAGTTCTGATGATTTAACTTACATAATAAGTGCATTATATAAAAATGGCTCACTTACTAAAAGAAGTGAAACTAATACTAACGGTGCATCAAATGCAAAATTTAGAGTTTTTCAAGTAATAGCTTCAGCAATTTTAGATTTATCAGTTGGAGATTATGTTGAAGCATATGCTTATATAGTAGGAACATCTCCTGTTGTTCAAGCACAAACTGCAAATAGAAGTTATTTTGAAGGATACAGGATAGGAGCATAATGGCAGACGGAACATTAAAAGTAGGAACAATAACAAACAGCGCAGGATCTGGTAACATTACTATTGGATCGGGTGTTACATTACAAAACAATGTTCCAGCTTTTCAAGCTTATTTAAGTTCTAACCAATCTGGTTTAAGTGATGCTGCAACTGTTCTAGCTCAATTAAATACTACAGCGTTAGATACAGACAATGCTTTTGATACTTCAACATATACTTTCACTTGCCCTGTAGCT